GCAGTATAAAATCACCCTCTTTTGCTGTTGTAGGAATATCATCCTCTACGGACTCTACGCCACCTTCTACAGGCATATCACCCATAGGTTCGTTAACTACACCTGCTGGTATCGGTGGTGCTTCCATTTCAGGAATGTTAGGTTGAATAAGTGCCATTATATTTGTCCTATTTTATATTAAATTGTACCTGCATCACCGCCTGTTGGATCATCTCCAAAGGCGTCAGAGAAATCGTCAGGATCAGCGTCTGGATCAAAATCTCCAAATATGCTTGTATCGAAATCAAAATCACCAAAGTCTTCATCAGTGTCAAATAAATCTACGTCACTAAAATCAGCTTGATCAGTAAAGGGATCAGAAATAGCCTCTGAACCAAATATGTTTTCATCTTGGTTTCTTGCGTCTGAGAATATAGCTTCAGCTTGTTCTATTGCTTGCTGCTCTTGTTTTTGAGTTTGCAGCCTATCAGAAATTAAGTTTCGCCCTGCTAATTGAGCTAGTTGAGCTTCTAATTCCCCTTCTGTTCCGGGCATGGAGAATATACCCTCTATGGCAAGATCATCTTCTTCTTGTTGCCTTTCCATACCCTCAACACTTGTTCCAATACCAAAAAAGTCTGCAAATGGAACAATGTTGTTTATAAGTGCAGATGCAAAATCTCCTGTTGTAAAACCACTAAACTCGGAAGAAGCTATCTGTGCGCCTGTAAGACCTGCTGAAAACGCAGTGGTTCCAATTCCTGTTGCTAAGAACGGATTAATACCCGGTGCCGCTCCTAACACAAAACCTTCGACAGCTTGTTTACCTGCTCCTGATAAAATTTGTCCTCCAATAGTCTCTGCAGTTACATTGTCAAGACCTAATCCTTGTGAAAGCAAATCTATTGAACGAGATAGCTCCATACCTGTAGTAGGTCTACCTTCTGCTTTTGCTCTTGCAATGTCAGAAGGAGTTGTTATAGAGCCACCAAACAAAGATTCTGTAGGAGCATCCTGCTTGTCAAAAGCTGAACTTTGTGTAGCAGCAATCGCCTCTTCTGCTTCCGTTGCGCTAAAGAAACCTTCAAAATCATCCGAAATATCTATAAGTGGATCAACTGCTTCTTCACCTAAAATAGGATCAATAACATCTACAAAATCGGTTGACTTAGCTGCTTCTGTTAACTCATCTAAAACATCTCGTTCTCTTGTAACATCTGCAACTTGATCAAACACTTGTTTAACAGATTCCGGTTCCGTAACAGCTTCCGGTGCTTCTACTGGTTCAGCAAGAAAACCCGGATTTATTTGTTTGATTGTTTCTATAGCTAGATTTTGAATACTTTCTTGATCTTGTTTTTCTTGTGCCGCTCGTCTGGCCTTGAGTATAAAAGATTCAAGAGCTTGTGCTTCTGGATCGGTTCCTAAATCTTCTCGTAATTGTGTTACAAAAGATTGAATTGGCTCCGGTTCAGGAGCAGAAGGATCAGGAGGATCAGGAGTAGCAGTAGGTACAAAACCACTTTGTTGTCTTAGTGCAGTTACTGCTGGAGTGCTTGATGAAAAACCTGCTTGAGAAGAAGAAAACACAGGGTCTGGTTCTGGATCAGGTTCTGGTGTTGGTACAGGATCTGGGTCTGGGTCTGGGTCTGAGACTGTAGGTTCTGCAGCGGTAGTTTTAGGTTGTTCTTTACGATCTACAATCCCGTCTAAATTTCCTTTCCACCAGTCTCTAAACTCTGGGTGTTCAGGGTGAGCATAGGGGTGTTGCACGTAGTCTGCTACAAAATCATCATAAAGACCGCCTGCAAAAGCATCTCCACTAACGTTTGGATCAGAATAATATGTAGGGCCAACTTCTCCTCCCTCATCAACAACTCCTAAGATGCCCTGCCTTAAATATTTAGGATCACCAAACCCACCTATGTTTTGTAGATGTTCTTTGAAACGTTGAAACCCTCTGTCAGTTTGATCTACTGGCATATTTATTTACTCTTGTGCTTTTGCATCTGATTTAACCGATATATTCAGGTTCTGAAGTGTTTCCAGTAAAGCCATCTTGCCCTGCAGACGGCGCATCTCCAATTCCGATTCCACCACCACCAACTGCCGTTGCGTCATTTGGCCCAACTGTTGTAGGTACTCCTCCAGCGGCTCCCATGTTTCCGGGTTGTTGACCAGCGGGAGCAGCTTCTTCGCCTGTTGTGCGTTCATTTAGTCCTCTCAATACCTCTGCAAAAATAGCAGCATCATTTACATCATTTACAAGAAGATCGGGGTCAATGTCTTGACTGATTGCAAGTTCTCGTACTAGATTTGGAATCTTAATAAACGGAGCAAGCATCGGGTTTGCTACTGTTTGTAACAGTGCAGTCAAGCGTTGACTTCTTACTTCTTTTTGTATGACTGCGCTTGTTCCGCGAGGCTTAATCTCAAGATCACCGTGTATTTCAGTCATTGTGTCGTTAAACTGCATGTTCCACTGAAAAAACGCCTCACCCATTGGCTTGAGAAGAAAGTCATCAATATTTTTAATTACTGTTTTAATGCTTAGACCTGCACTGGACATAAGCATACTTAGACCTGCTGCTGTTCGTCCAGTGCCAGTTACGCCTGTTTGACCGTGCGTAATACTTGGAATACCTGTCTGCTCGTCTGCAAGCTGTCGAGCCTTATCGTACATTTGTATGTTTTCTCCAGCAGTATTTGGAAACTTAATACCGTTTACTGCTGTTCCCGTTACGCCAGACTGCCTACGAAAGACCTTGCCGGGATATACATCGTACGATTGGCCGGGAACCAGTTGCGTTTCATCTATGTCAAATACAAGATTACCCGCAAGAGCTAGGTTATCAATAGCCATACGAACATGTCCGTTCATTAGAAGCTGGCTATCTTCCATGTTTTCAGCTACACCTACACCAAAGATTTGATACGGGTTAAGTTCAAAAGGAAACGAATAAAACGGAAGCCGTGTAGGTAAAAATGGATTAGATACAATACGAAGAATATGATTTCCGCAAATCCAAGCGTTTACCTGAATAGACGGTCCCGCATCTGCTGGTATTTCAAGACCAGCGTCTTCAGCACTGTTTGTATCCATGATACCCCAGTACTCCAACACTTCATAACGATACTTTTCATTTTGAGTATCTTTTTCGTTATTATAGAGCGTGCTTTCAAAATAACGTTCTTCATAGTTTGGTCCTTCTTCCAAAACTGCTTCAATAGCATCTTTGTCAAACAAAGGTCGGTTTAATAAATCAAACAGTTGCTCACGATTAAATCTGTGACGCTGAATAGCGTATTCGCAATCGTGTGTAGATGTAGCAGAAGGATCAGGATAAAAATCCCAACAACTTACAGACTCAATACGAGGTACAGACTTTTCGTATGGTGCGTAAACCTTTTCTTCTGTTTCTTCACTTATAGACCAGTTATGTACAGTTTTGTTGTAATTAAATGGTCCTTTAATAATTCCTGTGCCTAACAAAGCACATTCAAACAAAGCGTGACGCATAACAGTTACAGCATTTGTATCTAAAAGCTGATCTTGCATACACTTTTCGAGAAAACGTGCAGCTTCTCTAGCTGGAGAAACTTGCGGTTCTCCTGCTCTTGATGGACCTTCTTCTAAATTTGCACCTTCATAACGATCAGCCATTCCACCTAAAGGTGGTGTAGCTTCTGTAGCACCGGGAGGAAGTTCTCTACCGTCACCCGGAAAACCTATCGGGTCCGGTTCTTCTTCCGGTTGTTGAGGATTTTTAGACAGGTGTGCAAATTCTACAATACCTTCCGGTACTGGAGTAGACTCAACTGAAATGGGAAACTTATTTTGCGAAAAAAGAATGTCTACGATCTGACCGTAAGCGGCAAGAACTTTTGTTTTTGTAATCTTAATAAAAACTTGACTTCGCTCATTTTCACGATACTGTGTTGAAGAATCGTATATACCACGATAATTCTTATAAGCTTGTAGCCATCTTTCTTCGTCAGGAAGCCTTCCAGTTTCAGCATCTTCAAAACGAGACTGAATGGTTCCAACAAGTTCATACTTGTCTTCTTGCTTCATTTAAATGCAACTTTCGTTAAGTATTTCAAAATTAACTGTCGGGGTTGTACTCAGCCATTTTACCAAGAACATTTGGGTCTACGTGCTTACTTCCCGCTTCTGAAGGAAAGTCTTCAGTCAAAGGATAGTTATTTTTAATTACAGTATCAAACTCTAGCTTTTCACGATACAGTGCCGACTCGTTTACATCTGACATTTCACCCTGTTTTGCCATTTGTTTTTCGATGTATCCTGCACCGTACATTTGTGTATTTCCTGTAGGCATAATATAGTTTCCTTTTGTAAGTTGTCAATTAACGATTAAATAATTCTGCAGCTTGTGATTGTAAATCTCTTCGTGCAGCCCTAATCTTATCTAGCTGTTCTTGATTTATAGAGCGTGGATCAAGTTCCGTAATGCCGCTGTCTCTCATAATTCCTGTAGATATTGCAGGTTGTTCTGCTTCTACTCGTCTTTGATACGTTTCCTCTAAATTATCAAGATACTGCATTCCACCTTCATCCGTAGCCTGTGCTATGAAACGATCTTCATCACCCATAAGTCTTTGGGGTGTATCCGCTTCACTTGTTCTTGGTACAGGCATACTTTCCAAATAGTCTGCTTGTCCAACTGTCGAAGGAGCGGGTCTTTCTCCAGCTTCTGCAAATGCTGCAGGAGTTGCGGCAAGGGCTTCTTCTGCTACAGTTGCTGCTAAACCTAATCCTGTTGCTGCACCAGCGACGAGTTTTGGACCTGTTTTCTTTGCTGCTTCTGATAGACCTTCAAGAAAGTCTCCTACTTTACTACGAACTTCTTGCGAAGAAAGAGAAGGGTCAGAAGATGTATCGGTAAGGTTTTGTGTAAACGGCGTTAAGTCTCGTTTTGGTTCTACAGGTGCTTCTATTTTTGGTTGTGTAGCTACTTGCGAAGCTTGTACTCTTTGTGCTTCTTGTGCAGATAAAGCTTCTTTAACATCATCTGCATCAAAAGCTTCATCAGGTTTGTATCCCTGCATAAACATATTGAATGATTGTTGAGTAGGGAATGAGGATTGTACTTTTGCTTTTGTTTCCGCATCCATGTCTAACTCATCTAAACGAACTTCGTACGCTGCGCGTTCTGCTACAGTTAACTTTGCCTTTTCTCCCAAAGCTTGCATGTCTGCTTTATTTTTTACGTCATACAATTCTGAAACAAAGTTTGCAGTGTTAAAACCTTGCTGAGTTAAAAACTCGACGGGCGTAGCATCCGGTATAAGTCTTCGTAAAAAAGCAGACTGTGCGGTTGTTTCTTTTGTTGTTTGAAACTCTCCTAAAGTACCTGCACGGTATGTTGTTTCTCCGATACTACGGTCTTTTGTTTTGTGTTGAATAAGAGCATCAGCGTTGGAAGTTCCACCACCCTCTGCTTCAGGAATGCGTTCTACAAAAGAGAAAGCAAATTTTCGTAAAACATTGTGGCTTAAAGGTACGTCTTTTAAAACACCTTTTACATTTTGTTTTACAGCAGGATATCCAGCTTGAGTTAACTTATCTTGAAGAATTCCTAGATAAGACTTTTCTATGCTTCCTGCACTGGGAAAAACTTTTTCTCCACTTGCAGATTGAGTTGCGTCAGAAAGAATACTATATAAAGTTGGATTTAGTGCATACTCTGTAAGTTTTCCTTTGTTGTTTATCACCATTACTTTATCATCAGAACGAAGAAATGTCTTTACAGAGTCTGTAGCTTTTAACTGTTCTTCAGAAGGGTCTATTTGAGATACAAAATTATTTATGTCTGGTGATCGCATTCCTGTAACTACAGACATAAGCATATGGGCTTTTACAGTTTTCGCAGGTATGGTGGTTTTACCAACTTGTACATCTTGAATATCATTTAATGTGTCACGAAATGCTTTAAGCATAACTGCATCTGGTGCAGTTTTAATCTGTCCCGGTATGTCCCGTTCTGTCAAAGCAAAACCTAAAGTTTTAAATGGACCTTTAGGATTAGGATTAGGTTTCCCTTTATTTTTTGCATTCCAAGAAGCTAAAGCATTTGCTTCACCAGCCCTTAGATTATTAAACAACGTAGAAAGGTTGTTTCCTAAATCTCTTATGTTTCCTTTTCCAAATGTTCTGTCTCCTCGTAAAGTTTTCTCTCCTTTAAGAAGACGTTCATTGGTCATTACTCGTTCAATATTTTCTTCAGTATTAAGTTCTTTTAAAGTCATATTATCAAGAACGATACCAGCATCTTCAATTAATTTTAAACTGGTACGATATTTTGATTCTGCGGCCCATTTTTGACCTTTACCTTCTGCCTCTATCTTTTTAGAATTAATATAATCTTCAAAAGCCTGACGGACAGATGTTTCTGTTTGTGGGGATTGTATGAAAGGTTCTTGTGCCATGTGTAGAGGTTTTTTTAATATCCAAATGTTGAGTTAACTGGTTGATAGCTTTCTTGCTGTTTAATCGAATGAAACATAGAACTGGTAGCATAGCCAGTCTGACGAGTCATGCACATGTACCGTAACGCATCGTACGCATGATCCTCTGCCTTTGTATCCACATCTTCCGATTGTGTTTTGGAAAGTGGAAGTGTAGGCAGTGTACGTACAAGATTAGTACAAGTACCAAAGATTCGTAAACCGGGTTCTTCTCCATTTTTTAACGCAAGTCTACGGTGGAGTTCGATTTTCCCAGCTATGCGATTTCTATCCGCTGGCACAAAACGTGTACCTCTACGGATCATTGACTCTGCTATGCTTGGTCCCGTGCCATGTCTTGACCAACAAGAACCATCTAAAACTGATTGTGTCATTTGAGGATCGTCATATTCTAAAGACATAATAAGGTCTGCAATACTTTCTCCGGTGTGACCCTTTTCGTAAAGCTCTCGATATATCCAGATGTTGTTGTCCCAATCTACAGCGCCCCAAAGAACACAAGAAGGACTGCTATATCCATAATCCATTGCGCGTATACGGGGCCAATTGTATGGAATCTCAAAAGGTTCAACAACATGTACAGACCTATCAAATTCACTAAATGCCGCTCCCTCTGCTACGTCCCAATCGCCCTCTAGAAGCCGTCTACGTTCTACTTCTGGTAGACTAAGAAGCATTGCCTCATATTCACCAGATTCCGATAAGTAGGGATTGTCCGTAAGTCTTGCTGGTATAAATCTGCGCTGAAAGAGTGGTTGTTGCGTCTTTGGATTTTTTAATGTTCGTCCTGTGTCGGGATCGACTGCCCAAAACGGCGTATTTGGTGGACACGGATCAATAAACATTTTTTTAATCCACCAACCACCTGAACCACCCGGATTCGCAGAAGCTCGCATATACGTTTCCAACGAGGGGTCGGTGGTTCTGAGTCGGCTACGAAGGTAAGTCCAAACATAGGGGGTGGGATAATGTCCCAATTCATCGACGCCAATCCATGTAAATGCTTGTCCTTGATACCTTGTAACATCGTGGTCTTTATCTACGTAGCTAAAAAGTGCTGTAGCTCCGCTTGGAAATATCCACGTTGATTTTGATTCTCGAAATACTGCGCCGTTAAAAGCGCGAGGATAAAGTTTGCGTGACTGTTCGATAAGTTCAGTCAATTCTGCAAGTGTTCGTCTTAAAAGAAGCGCCTTATGGTTTGGATTATCCGCATATCGCAACAGATCAACCAACATCGCGTAAGATTTTCCACCACCTGCTGCGCCACCATACAAAACTTCTTTTTCAGGAGATGCCAAAAAGTCCGTTTGTGGACCTTCGTTGGGTCTGAAGATAAGTTCTGTGTCTTCCTGTAGTTGATTCCTGACTTGGGCAGGTAGGGAAGCAATAGTCCTATCATCTACGACTCCACCTTTTCCAGCGATCTGATCCGATTTCTTCAACGCTTCCGCTTGATTGTTCAGATTCGCTAATTTCTTCTCTGATTGCTCTAATATCTTCTTCTGAGAGGCGATCTTTCGCCGCTCGCTTACTTTCTTTTTTTGAACTTTTGAATACTGGTAGCGCCCTTTTTCTCCGGGTTTTAAACGTGGTCTGCCCCTTTGTTTCTTTTGTGTGCTTTCTGCTGCTTTCGACATTTCTTAACACCATGCGTATACGTTACTTAACACGACGATACTTTCGAGTTTTCTTCGCAATACGGTTTGGTTGCTTGGCGTGTTGTTTACCCC